TATTCCATCTGCCACTCTAAAGAACTTGCTGGAGAAATTAAAAAGGCGATGGTACAAGTAATTGAAGCAAGTCCTTTGATATCAAAGCATTTCAAAATTAGTACAACTTTAAGTGGACAAATATTATGTAAATTAACTAATAGCTTTTATAAGGCTAGAGTCTCAGAACCTAATAAAAACAATGCGGTCAGGAGTACCTGTTTCATAGCTGATGAAATCGGAGCATTTACAACAAAAGCAAATATACTTGCTATGAAATCGGGGCAGAAAAATGTAGTGAACGGCATTCAGATAAATTGCACAACTGCCTATGCTGAAGATAAATCTATCATGATTGAAGAATTAGATTATATAAGAAAAGTTTTCAATGGTGTTATCAAAAACGATAGAATGTTTGCATTATTGTATTATGCTACAGAGGAACATTTGTGGGATGATGAAGGATTAGCAATGTGTAATCCTCTTAGAATTGAAGATAATTATAATACTATTAGAGAAGAAAGACAATCTGCATTAGATAAGCCTTCAGAACGTGAAGAATATTTAACAAAAGACATGAATCACTTTATGCCTAAAAATTCTGGAACCTCTTTTATAAAAATTGAAGATTTACGCAAATGTAAGGTAAATACTATTGACTGGACAGGTCGTGATATATTTCTTGGTCTAGATTTAGCTTTAACAAATGATAATTGTTCATATTCTATGGCTACATATCTAAAAGAAACAGATGAGATATATGCTGATAGCTATGCTTTTATCCCAAAAGATAGGATAGAAGAAAAGAATAAGTTTGAGAAAACTAATTATTACGAACATATTAAATCAGGTAAATGTTTTGCTTGTGGAGATTTGACGGTAAATTATTTATTCATTGAACAAAAAATAATGGAAATTGAAGAGAAACATGGTGTACATATTATACAGATTGGTTATGATATTTCAAATTGTTTATCTACTGCAAATAAACTAGAAGCTGAAGGAATTAAGACTGTAAAAATACGTCAGCACTCAGACACGTTGCACATGCCTACTAAGTTATTAGAAGAATATATATTATCTAAAAAATTTCATTATACTGAAAATAAATTATTGGAAGAAAATTTTGCAAATGCAAAAGTAAGATTAGATGAAACATTAAGAAAATACGTAAGTAAGAAAGCAAGTGCAGGTAAAGTAGATATGGTTGTTTCTCTAATTATTGCTTTGTATCTATTGCAACAAAAAGAGTTATTAAATAAAAATAGTTTTGTAGTTCAATGTTAAGACGAAAAGAGGTGAAAATAAATTTGGGATTAATAAAAAAGTTTCAGGAGTGGAGAGAATATGAAAAGAGAGCTGATACCCTAGAAAGTTTAATTTTAGAAATTGGTATAGGTAGTAGTGTAATCACTAAAGCTCAAGCTTTAAATATCGCAGCCTTGGCAGGATGTGTAGATATTATTTCTAACACTATCGCTATGATACCTATAAAGCTTTATATTGAAAATGATGGAAAAGTAACTCCTGTAAAAAAAGACAATAGAATAAAATTATTGAATGATGATACCAAAGACACACTTGATGCATTTTCATTTAAGAAAGCTTTTATTACAGATTATTTATTAGAGGGTGCAGGTTATGCATATATAAATAAAAGCCTTAATACATTTAAGAGCTTGCATTATGTTGCAAATATAAATGTATCACCACAGATAAATTTTGACCCAATTTTTAAAGATTATGATATTTTAGTAAACGGTATATTTTATAAACCTTTTGAGTTTTTAAAAATATTAAATCATACTATTGATGGAGCAACAGGCACAGGTATTATTGCAAAAAATAACGATTTGTTGGCTATAAGTTATCTGACTATGCAATATGAAAAGATATTACAGCAAACAGGTGGAAATAAAAAGGGATTTCTTAAATCAAAAAGTAAGTTAGATGATGCAAGTTTTACAGCGCTCAAAGCTGCTTGGAATAACTTATATAAAAATAACACAGAAAACATGTTGATATTAAATGATGGAGTGGAATTTCAAGAGGCTCAATCAACTTCAGTTGAGTTGCAAATGAATGAGTCCAAGCAAACTAATAGTGCTGAGATATGCAAAATATTTAATGTACCAAAAGGAATCCTTGATGGGAATGCAACCGATGCTGAGTATAATAATTTTATTAAACTATGTATTATGCCAATTGTAAGATTATTTGAAACAGCTTTAAACAAAGATTTTTTATTAGAAATTGAAAAAGATAAATATTATTTTGCTTTTGATATGAAACAATTGACAAAAGCAGATATTCTAAAGAGATTTCAAAGTTATGAAATTGCAATTAAGAACGGTTGGATGCAGTGGGATGAAATAAGGTTTGAAGAAGATTTAGAACCTTATGGATTAAACTTTATTAAATTAGGTTTAGCAGATGTTTTGTTCGACCCAAAGACAAAAGAAATCTATACACCAAATACTAATAAAACAAATCAGATGAACACTTCTTCTAATCAAGATGATAATAAAATAAATGATATGAAGGGTGGTGAAAAAATTGAAAATTGAAATTAGAAATGATTCTGTATTTATTTCGGGATATGTAAATGTCGTATCTAGGGACAGTCGTATATTATCATCTAATACTGGAAAATTTATTGAGCAAGTAAAACCATTAACTTTTCAGAGGGCATTATCAAAAACTGATAATGTAGATTTATTGTTTAACCATAAAACTAATAGACTGCTAGGTGGAACTAAGAGTGGCAATATGAAATTATGGGAAGATGCTATTGGATTGCGTGCTGAATGTACAGTAACAGACACAGAAGTAATTGAAAAAGCTAGAAATAAAGAATTAAGAGGATGGTCATTTGCTTTTTCTGTATTGCCGAATGGGGATACTTGGGAAGATGGCAAAGATAATATCAAAAGAAGATATTTAGAAGATATAACTCTTCCAGAAGTTTCTATATTATCTGTAACACCTGCATACATAGCAACGAGCATTGAATCTCGTGGTGAAGAAAATATTTTAACTGAATATCGTTACATTGATGAAGATGTTGAACTTGTAGATAATACAATAGTTAAAGTAGATAAAGAAAAAAGAGAATTACCACCAATTGATTATTCAATTATAAAGCAAGAAATCGAGTTGTTAAAACTCAAACAGATTAGACACTAGAAGATGTCTTTTTTTATGTCCAAAATTAAAATATAAAATATGAGAGGTTAGGTATTTAAAATGATAAAAGCATTAACAGAAAAGAGAGCAAGTTTAATCGAGGAAATGGAAGCGGTTCTAGCTACAGCAAAGACAGAAACTAGAGCATTTAATGAAACTGAGTCTGTAAGAATGGAAGCTATTAAGGTAGAAATTGCAGGACTTGATAACACACTTAGAATAGAGGAAGAGGTTAGAAATATGGATAAGAAAACAACTGTAGTAAAAGATGAAGATAGTATTGCAACACTAGAAGAAAGAGCATTTGCAGATTACATTAGAGATGTAGCCACAGAAACTAGAGCAGTAAATATGACTAAATCAGATAATGGTGCTGTAATCCCTGCAACAATTGCAAATAAGATTATTGAAAAAGTTAAGGAATTATCACCAATACTACAAATGGCAACAACATTTACTATTAAGGGTTCATTATCGTTCCCAGTTTATGATGAAACTGATGGTAAGGTAACTTGTGCATATGCCGATGAGTTTACAGCATTGACAGCAAATACTGGTAAGTTTACAAATGTTGCTTTGACAGGATATCTTGCAGGTGCACTAGCTAAAGTATCAGAGTCTTTAGTAAATAACAGCGATTTTGACTTAGTATCTTATGTAATTTTAAAGATGGCTACTTCAATTTCTGAGTTCTTAGAGAAGGAATTGCTAGTTGGTACTTCTGCAAAAATGACAGGGGTTTTGTCATCTACATTTGGAATTACAACTGCATCCAACTCTGTTATAACTTTTGATGAGTTGATTGATTTGCAGATGACCGTTCCAACAACTTTACAAGCAGGTGCATCATGGATAATGAGTAAAAACACATTTAAAGCTATCAGAAAATTGAAAGATTTGAATGGTCAATATATCATGAATAAGGATGTTACTATGGCATTTGGCTGGGAGTTGCTTGGAAAGTCTGTTTATATTTCTGAGTCAATGCCTGAGATTGCACTTGCTGCAAAAGTTATTGTATATGGTGATTTTAGTGGATTGTATGTTAAGTTTACTGGAAAAATAGATGTTAAAGTGTTAAGAGAAAAGTTTGCTGATGAACATGCTCTTGGTGTAATAGGTTGGGTGGAAGCTGATAGTAAAATAATAGATACACAAAAGATTGCAGTTCTCACAATGAAAGCAGTCTAATTTGAGGAGTGATTAAATAATGAAGGTTAAAGCATTAGTAAGTTTTAGTGGTTTAATCTCAATGTATTTAGGGGAAGAAAGAGATATTACAGATAAAGGGGTCTTAAAAGACCTCTTGTCTACTAAATATATTGAGGAAGTAAAGCCTAAAAAGGGTGTGAAATCCGATGAAAATAAGTGAAGTAACAGCAATTTATATTGCAGAATATTTAAGAATAGATGCTACTGAGGAAACAGCTACAATAAATGTAGCACTTATGGCATCTATAAATTACATAAAAGGATTTACAGGATTAGATGATACCATGTTGGATACACATGAGGATCTAACTATCGTATTGCTAATAATCTGTGCAGAATTTTTTGATAATAGACAATTAACAGTGCAATATGATAAACAAAATCCAGTAGTTAAGCAAATATTGTCTATGCACAGTATTAATTTACTTTAAGGAGCGTGACAATATGATTGGATTAAGTAGTAGATTAAAAAATAAAATTGATGTTTATAGTAAAGTACCATTTATAAACGAATTAGACCAAACAGATTATAAATATGAAATATTAAAGACTGTGTGGGCAGAAATCAAAGTTGAAGGTGGAAGCCTTAAAGATGGTGAAGGTAATACTACCTATGCAGATATTAGTCATAAAATAATTATAAGAAGTAATACCGTACCAAATTTAGCTAATGATATGTACTTCATCTATAAATTTCAGAGATATAATATAAAATATTTCAATCCTAACTATCGTTATGGTGACTCTATAGAAATTTTTGTAAGTCTGGTGATTGAATAATGGCTAATAATTTTGATATCAGCGAGTTTACAGCATTTGAAAAGAATTTATTAAAGCTGGCAAATGATACTATGCCCAAAGAGTCAAAGAAGTTTATGGGTAAAGAAGGCACAAAGCTTAGAAAAGTAACCTTGGCAACAGCTAAAAGAAAAG